AGATCATCGATTTTGGTGTGGACCGCATGGTTTACATTTCCTGTAAGCCGACCAGCCTGACCAGGGATCTTGTGGTATTGCAGGAGCGTGGTTACAAGCTGGAGAAAGCATGTGCGGTAGATATGTTCCCGTCCACCGCAAACTGTGAGACGATCGCACTGCTGACCCGTGTAAAATAAGGGTTTGTGGGCTTTCTGGGCGACCACGAAAGCCCATTTGACTACGATTTGACAACGCTTTTTTGAGATGTTGTCAAAGACTGGCAGCTTTTTCAAAGATTTCTACGCTGCGTTCTGCCATTTTTTCGGTGGCGTGAGTGTAGATCTGCAAGGTGGTGTTGATATCAGCGTGTCCCAGGCGCATCTGGACATCCTTGATATCGGCACCATTTTCTATTAAGAGGGTGGCGTGAGTGTGCCGGAGGGAATGATAGTCGAAAGCCATATTCAGTTCATGGTGGATTACCCTTGCGCAGTATTTAAAGGAGTCGGGGCTGATAAATTCCCCGTTTTCCCGGACGCACAGGAAGTCCACGCGTTGTAGGGCACAGCTAATGCTGTGTTCAACCGGAACAATCCGGTATATACCATTTCCTTTTTCATCTTTCTCCGGTTTTAGATAATAATCTGTGTAATATTCGCCATAGAGAAGCCGGTTCTTTTTCTGTGTGACCAGAGCATGCTTTAACGCTTTGTAGAGAGCATCTCCAAATTTGATGGTGCGGATGGAATTGATTGTTTTTGGTGTTCCAAAGTACCAGGCTGATTTTTCTTCCTTCTTTCCCTTCTGTTCCAGCACCTTACGGACATCAACCCCATAATTTCGTTTTACGATAGTCTTTTTGACGGACAGAGTGCGGTTTTCCATGTCGATATCATCCCAGCATAACGCAAAGGTCTCGCTGAGACGTAAACCGGTATAATAGGCAATCATAAGCGGCAGATAAAAATTGCTGTCTTCCGGAAAACGTTCCAGAATTTTTTTAAATTCGTCTGGACGGATAACATAGCGCTGTTTTGGAGCTTTCTCAAATTTTGGCAGTTTTATCCGGGCGCAGGGGTTTTCTCTGACATACTGCAGCGGTTCTATAGCATATTCATAGGCAGCCGATAATACTCGCAAGATTCCAAGGACGGATGATTTTGCCAGGCCGTCAATCTTTAACTGATTCACATATTCCTGTATGGCAGCAGTGGTCAGCGATTTTAGCCGGTACTGCCCGAAACGTGGCTTTAACCGATTCTCTACAATATAGAGATAACCAAGCTGCGTATTGTATTTTAAATTCGTTTTGCAATAATTATCAAACCAGTAATCCAGATAGTCGGACACGCTGAGTTCAGACGGAGTGAATGACTGGCCGGAAGAGTTGTATTCATTCATTGCTGCAGTGCCGGCCGTCAGAGCCTCAGCCTTGGTACGGAATCCGCCTTTTGAGATAGATTTTCGTTTCCCGTTCACCGGCGCAGCTTCAAAGCTGTATTGCCATGTAGATCCACGTTTCCTTGTTCTTAATTGTCCCATATATCATTCTCCTTTCGCGTGGGTGTTGCGATGTCGCAACACCTAAAAATGAGTACAAAAATAGCACCCCTTGCCAGAGTGCTCTGAGAATGATATAATTCAAGTGTTGGGATTGAAAATATCTTTCTGGAGCAATCTGGTAAGAGCAATCTATGTAAAGCCGTTCGGTATTGGCGTACCGGGCGGTTTTGCATTTTATGCGGAGAGTAAATCTAAAGATTCTTTTTTATCGCGTTTACTCCACAGAATTGAATTTGCATTGTAGTTTGCAAGAGCATCAACAATACTTTCATTAAAACCATTGGTATCATTTAATAAAACAATTAATTGGCTATCCTGCTTCCTTGTGCTTTTAGTATCGTTCCAAGAGAAAAGAGCATTTCCAATTGTGGTTTTTGTCGGATTATTAATTGCCATGCATAAGCGCTCTGGCTTCGATTTTGTTCGCTGGAGAACAAAATCATAACTATGAAAGAACCCTGACTTTCCTCTAAACTGAACGTCTTCTGTGCAATAAATATTGTTTTTGAGAAAATAATTCTGGATATCTTCAAGGAATAAAGATGAGACTTTATTCCGAGAAGTCATATATAAATCACTAACCCGAATCATGGCTTGCACAAACATGTGCTTTGCCTGAGGAAAATCATGTATGGAAGCAGCTGCTATTAACTCGTTTTTGTCGAGCTTAACACCGTATTGGGATAAGATACTTTGCAATTGTTTCTTCCTGTTGGACGTTAACTGGAAGCCGGACATTGTAAGGCTGCTCAATGTTTGCCCATCATCTGAGAAGAATATAGTATCTCCTTCTTGTCGAACATATAATTGAAAATAATCATTATGTGTATCCAAGAAAGGAGTAGTGATTTCATAGTATTCTCCCATTTTGGTAAATGTTATTTCGTTTTTTAACCAATCAGCGTATTGATTGATGCATTTTTGAATATCCATAACGCACGCTCCTTTCTATGGAAAAATTAAAATAGATCCATTTGGTGATTAATAGCGGGTGGATTCACAATGTGAAATTTTTCCAGAAACAATAGTGTATTTTCTACAAAATCATTTGATGATAAATCATCTGCCGGAAACGCATTTCTAATCCCGTTTTCTTGCGTATAATAATGCCAATGTGAACCAGTAATTTTTTGACCGTCTGGATTAATATGTATATTGCCAGCATTTATATGTAACTCCAATAGTATTATACCATTTTTGGCAATCCTAGCACCATAATTATACTTTTCTTTATTTATTTTTCCTCTAAAAATTTTAATAATAAAAGAATCTTTTGTTTGAATACTATCGGCATTGAATTCAACATCAGCTCCTTTGTCTGGAGAATTCAAAACGTCTAACAAAGTTTGTTTCGCAAGATTAATTAGCTGTTTGGCTTCTTCAGTTGTTAAGGGTTCCATATCGTTCTCCTCAATTATTTTAATCTCAATTCAATTAATTCTTTCGGGTACCCAGTACATCGGCAAAACTTTTCTATGACAATCAGCGCTGGGTCACATAGCCCTTTCAATCGCATCTGCATCAGCTTTGCCAAAATCATCCCGCATGATGTGCTCCAGGGCGTGCTGATATGCGATCATCTGCCTGGCCTGGCTGATCCGGGCGTTTATGATAATGGTAAAGCTGCCGTCTTCGTTCGGATGCACTTCTTCTTCCACAGCGGTATCCATATCAAGAAAGTATACCCCGATGGCTTCTGTCAGCAGTGGGTTATTCATATAATTCTCCTTTGCTTAACACGGTTCGTCAGGATCGCCCTTTTCCTGAGCTTTCAGGCTCTTCATAAATTCGATGTGTGCTTTCAAGCGTTCCGGCGGGATGTCTCTGGCAACGTGGAAGAGGGTGCGCAGCTCTGGGTTCTCAAATGCTTCCTGTGCGATCTGGCGGGTCTCATCGTTTAAGTAGTAAGGCATTTCTGATTGTTGCATGTCATTGTGGTCTTCGACCAAATCAGCTTTGGATATGCCAAAGTAATTTGCCATTAGTTCTATTTTATCAATACGTGGATAAGAATTTCCTTTTACCCAGTCTGTAAAGGTAGTATATTTGACGCCTAAAGCATCACACATTTCCTGTCTGGTTTTATCGTATTTCTCCATATAATAGCGAATGTTTTTTGCCATTATTTCTTTATTTCCAAGATTACTCATAAACGCAACCTCCTTATGCCTTGATTATATGATTAATCCGTAAAAAAATCAAGATAAACTTAAAAAATTACGAAAAAACCGTTGACATTACGATTAAACCGTAGTATAGTGGGCATAGAAACAGAAAGGAGGGAACAAACGTGCAGAAAGTAAAATCCCGCTTCACATTGAAAACTGCCCGGGAAATGAAGCGATACACCCAGGAAGAAGCGGCAAAACGCATTGGCGTAAGCGTGGATACGCTCGGAAATTATGAGCGCGGTAAGAGTTATCCGGACATTCCGGTGTTGCGAAAAATCGAAGAGGTTTACGGTATTCCGTATGAACAGCTTATTTTTTTACCCTTGGATTACGATAAAATCGTAAATCTGATATAAGAAAGGAGGTGGGAAAGTAGTGGTGATATCTGCAGGAAAAAATCTACGATTCCAGATAGCAAAAAATCTGCTGTCTGCACATAAGCAGATAGCAGATTCGGGGAATATTAACGCCCTAATTGTACTGACAAAGTTTATGTTAAAGATTTCCAAGCAGTTCGATAACGAACTCCTTGAATTTTGGCCAAAAGAACAAACTTGCAGTTCCGAAAGTCCACCAGATGAAAGTTAATAAGACATTGCATGCTTTAAATAAAGTTTTTTCTTGGTTGAAGCCAAGATATGTAAGCAAGCGTCTAGGGGCGAAAATGACGGAGTTAATCCAATAAGCTGGGCTGAATGTTTCGAAAATACGTTGGCGGTAAGTACCTTCTGCTTCATAAAACATTCGAATGGCGCCTCCTGATATGTCTGGATTTGTGCTAGGAAAATTAGTGAAAATATCAGCATTAAAGCTTGCAACTCGACCATAGCCAACGCTTTGAGCAGTTGGAATTGAAATATTTTTAATTCCAGCTTTCTTGAAAAGAGAAATTACTTCATTTTTATATGTTGGGAATTTAGGCGAGTTACCCGCAAGCCATTCTAAATGCATTTTGCTTAAACGTTGTATGCGGAAAAAATAGTAAGTATTTGTTGTTGTCTTATATATTAAGACAGCGATGAAAAAAAATATGATTTTGTTCATGTGTTAAAAATCTCCATTCCATTAAGGCATTATAGCATATGTGAGATAACGGAGACAAGGTTCAATTGAGGGCTTGTTGGAGTAAATCCAGAGTGTACAGTGGATTACCTGTTTGTAACAGAGTAGGAGGTGAGGAAGATGTTCAATACAGTGATTTCTTTTGGAAATGGCATTTCTGTTTCCGAAGAGGTACTGGAGAAAACTGTCGAAGAGATTTTACAAACAATAAAGTCTGAACTTCCGGAGGAAGCTCAGACCTATGAAGTTTACGAGTCTGTTTTATGTAGATGTAAGGACCGGTTAAAGAGCGGGCGGATTGTGTTATAGCATCTTTTCTACCATATCCTGGAGCGCATAGGAGATGATTTTCAGCTCTTTATCTTTGGTAGATGCTCGGCTATGAGTTAAATCGGCATCTGCTTTGATATTGAGAACAAAAGAATCGGTATATGTCTTGTTATTAGCTTCGTAGGAGATGTTTATAGCGATTGGTTTTGGATCTTCAAATATTTCGCGTTGGTTTACATTACAAACGAAGGATTGATTTGGAGCAATGAAAGTATCTTTGATGTGTTCAAAAGGAATGTATTTTGGGCTGTAGGAGCACTTAGCTAAATCAAAATCGCAGGAAAAACTGGTAATGCGAGCCCCTGTTTGACCAAAATTTTTGATGACCAGGTAGTACATAGGAGATTGAAAGTTGGTTGCAGCGGTGTAAACAACTATGTATGGACGAGTTGATTCTTCAACCATTTGATGGTTTTGACGCAAGGTGACAACAGATATTATGACTGCGATTGTGCTGATGATTGTTGACAAAAGTATTCCGAGCAACTGAATTATATCGGACGGGCTGAGTGAACTAAGCAGGCCGGTGAACATAGTGTCGGAAGCGGATGCAAGTTGTGTGAGAAACATAAAAACCTCCGTAGTATGAATTTGATAAAGAAATTGTATCACGGAATATGCAGGAAAAGCAACGAGGGAGGTGTAAGAAGATGGTAAGAGCATACGAACCATTGTACACAGTAAAAGAAGCTGCGAAACTTCTGCGGGTTAATCCGCAGGCGGTATACCGGCTGATTAACGGAAAACAGCTTGTGGCTCTGCGCCTTGGACTGATCAAGATCCGTGGCAGTGACCTGGAGCGCTTTATTGAGCAGTATCCGGCATACGAGCCAGAGGAGGGAGGTAATCAGAGTGGCGAAGCTTAATTTTATCCAGTCCCAGCACCCGCGGATGCTGAGCTACGTGGAGTGCCGGAGTGATCCGGTTGCAGAACCGGCGCCGAAGAAGGCATTACCAGACCGGCTGGGTGATCTGGCTGTGGATGTGATGGTTGTAGCTGCAGCGTTCTGCGGCGCGACCGGTTTTATGTTCTGGGTGTTTATTATTTTGGCGTTGGCGTAGGAAGGGGTGAGAAGCATGGTAAAGGTTACGTTTGAGCAGGACGGTGTGACCGATAGTGTGGAGAGCGGCAAATTTGTCTTAGCAGTCATCGGCGAAGATACCGAAAAAAATCTGCTCTGTGCGTATGGCAAGGCGAGCGACACAGCATTAATGCAGGCGGTTATTGCATTTGTTAAAGGCGTTGTTGGGAGTGCTATTGATCTGGATAACCAGACAAGAGTTTATAAGGCGCTTCGGGCGCTGGCTGACACCGAAATTAAGCGCCTGCAGAAAAAAGAAACCCCGGAAGCGGCAACTTCCAGGGAATCAAGAAAATAAAAATATTATTTTACACCCCAATTATAGATTGGGAGAAATGGAGAGTCAAGATGGTAAAGGTAATTATTGAAAATGATGGTGAACGCAAGGAATTAAGCGGTGATTTTACTTTAGTAACGGTTGTATCCGACGAAGAGAACAGATATAACACAGACTGTGCTATTGTCGGAGAATTCGACAAAAATCAATTTCCGCATTTTCTCGCACACACAGTGTTTGACAATATGAATTCCATTTATAAAGATGAAACGCCGACGGAACGTATCTTCCGGCTGGTTGAGTTTGAGAGCTACATGGAAGCTTTGGTTATGGGTGAAATCACAGAGAACAGAGATGCGCTGAATCTGTCAGATGAAGCAAATTTTATGCTGGATTTTATAAAACGCATGAAGGAAGAGGAGAAAACTCATGAAAATTAATAAACTCGAAATCGAGAATGTAAAACGCATTAAAGCAGTTAAGATCGAGCCGACCAAAGACGGTCTGACTATCATCGGAGGCAAGAACAACCAGGGGAAAACATCGGTCCTGGATTCCATCGCCTGGGCTTTGGGCGGTGAACGTTTCCGCCCTTCACAGGCCCAGCGTGAGGGTTCCGTAATCCCTCCAAACTTAAAGATCGTTATGGATAATGGTCTGATCGTAGAGCGCAAAGGAAAAAACAGTGATCTGAAGGTAACCGATCCATCCGGAAAGAAAGCCGGGCAGCAGCTGTTGAATGAGTTTATTGAACAGCTTGCCCTGGATTTGCCGAGATTCATGGAAGCAACCGGGAAAGAAAAGGCGAAGACCCTGTTACATATCATCGGCGTGGATGCAACGATCGTTGAGCTGGAAAAGAAGGAAAATGAGATTTTCAATTCGCGCCAGGCGATTGGCCGCATTGCGGACCAGAAAGAAAAGTATGCGAAGGAGCAGCCGTATTTTCCGGATGCTCCGGATGAACCGGTTGCCGCATTTGATTTAATCCGGCAGCAGCAGGAAATCCTGGCAAAGAACGGTGAGAATCAGCGGCTTAGACAGAACCTGCATAACCTGGAACAGGAACTGCAGCGGACCAATGATCAGTTGGCAGAGCTGCTTCGCAAGCAGAGCGATATTGAAGAAAAGGTTCGTGTGGCCAGATTATCTGCGGCGGATTTGCACGATGAATCTACGGCAGAACTGGAAAAGAACCTGGCCGAAATCGATGAAATCAACCGGAAGGTCCGTGCGAATCTGGACAAGGACAAAGCGGAGGAGGATGCGAAAAATTACCGGAACCAGTATAAAAAGTACACTGCGGAACTGGAAGATGTTCGCAAGGAAAAAGCAGATCTGCTTGCATCTGCAGAGCTTCCGCTTCCTGGTCTTTCTGTGCAGGACGGTGAGCTGATCTATAATGGAGCGAAATGGGATTGCATGTCCGGTTCGGATCAGCTGAAAGTTGCCACCGCCATTGTCCGGAAACTGAATCCAAAATGCGGTTTTGTATTATTGGACAAGCTGGAACAGATGGATCTGGACACACTGCAGGAGTTTGGTAAGTGGCTGGAAGCCGAAGGGCTGCAGGCGATCGCAACCAGAGTCAGCACAGGGGACGAATGTTCTGTCATTATCAGTGACGGATATGTTGAAGGACAGGAACATCCAGTGCAGGAGAAAAAGAAAACAGGCTGGCAGCCTGGAGTATTTTAGGAGGTATAGGTTATGCAGATCATTAAAGGGAAAATTCCCTGTGCAAAAAAGGTCCTGATCTATGGACCGGAAGGAATTGGAAAATCCACATTTGCAGCACAGTTTCCTGAGCCGGTGTTTATCGATACCGAAGGAAGCACCAAAGACATGGATGTGGCGCGTTTTGAAAAAGCAAGCAGCTGGACCATGTTAATGGAGCAGATCCGTTATGTGAAACAGAATCCGTCTACGTGTAAAACGCTGGTAATTGACACGGTGGACTGGGCCGAGCAGATGTGTGTCGCAGATTTGTGTGCACGCTACGGAAAAAAGGGCGTAGAGGATTTTGGCTATGGAAATGGCTATGTGTATGCAAAGGAAGAATTTGGCCGCTTCCTGAACGCGTTGGAAGAGGTCGTGGAAGCTGGTGTCAATGTGGTGCTTACGGCACATGCTCAGATGCGCAAGTTTGAGCAGCCGGATGAAATGGGATCTTATGATCGCTGGGAATTGAAGCTGGGAAAGAAAACATCATCCCAGACTGCACCACTTGCTAAAGAATGGGCTGATATGGTCCTGTTTGCAAACTATAAGACCTGGTCGGTGGCCGTCGATGATAAAGGCAAGAAACGCAAGGCACAGGGCGGTGCAAGAGTCATGTATACGAGCCATCACCCGTGCTGGGATGCCAAAAACCGGTACGGTCTTCCCGATGAAGCACCATTTGAATATGATGTGATCCGCCCGATCATCGAGGGCACAGAAGCAGCAAAGCCGGTAACCAGTTCTGCAGAACCGGTTGAGCCTCCACAGAGTCAGACAACACCGCCGCCGGTAACACAGCCGGTTGTTCCAGAGCCACAGGGGACTCCAGTTCAGCAGACCATGGATCTGACGCCGCCGCAGGCAGCTCCTGCAGATCCGGTTATGGGAGATATGAGCTCCTTCCCTCCGGATCCGCGTATTCCGAAGGCTTTGAGAGATCTGATGATCAATAACAATGTCTGCGAATGGGATATCCAGATGGTCGTAGAGGCCCGTGGATACTTCCCGGGAGATATGCCGGTTTACGATTATCCGGAAGATTTTATCCAGGGTGTTCTGGTTGGAGCATGGCCGCAGGTATTTGCAATGATCAAAGATATGAAAAAGAACGATTCAGTTCCGTTTAATTAAAGGAGGATTTTGATATGAATGAGAATAACAATGCAGCAGTTGAGCGTGAAGGAGAATTGGCGTGGGACGATACCATTCAGAAAGAAGCACCAGCATTTGAACCGCTTCCAGAAGGAGATTATGAATTCGTGGTAGAAAGCTTTGACCGTGGCCGTCATCCTGGAAGTGAGAAACTTCCACCATGCAACAAAGCAGTTCTGAAACTGCGCGTGAAGAGCACGGACGGCCGAGAGGTTACAGTTACCCACAACCTGTTCCTGCACACGATCACTGAAGGAATGCTTTCTGCATTCTTCGAGAGCATCGGTCAGAAAAAGAAGGGCGAGCCGCTTCGCATGAACTGGCAGATGGTACCGGGAGCAAAAGGACGTTTAAGACTGGGTGTCCATAAGTATACGAACAAAGACGGCCAGGAACGCACCAGCAACGACGTAAAGCGTTTCTATCCGTATGAATCACCGAAATATAAGGCAGGGAGTTTTTAAGCGATGAAGAAAAAGATGGAATTGCGTCCGTATCAGCAGGAAGCAAAGGACAGCGTTTTTGAACAGTGGGAAAAACTGAATAAAACTCTTGTAGTTCTTCCGACCGGCTGCGGAAAAACCATCGTTTTTGCAAAAATCACAGAAGAGTGTGTCAGACGCGGAAAACGCGTGCTGATCCTTGCACATCGGGGTGAATTACTGGAACAGGCATCCGATAAGATCTTAAAAGCGACAGGTCTCCGCTGTGCAGTTGAAAAGGCAGAAGAAACCTGCCTGGGTAGCTGGTACCGAATCACAGTTGGTTCGGTACAGTCCCTGCAGAGACCGAAGCGCTTGGCGCAGTTTAATCAGGACTATTTTGGAGCCATTATCATCGATGAAGCACATCACTGCATTACAGACGGTTATCAAAAAATTCTGCAGCATTTTCCAGATGCAAAGGTGTTGGGAGTAACTGCAACACCGGATCGTGGAGACATGCGAAACCTGGGCGAGTATTTTGAAAGCTTGGCATATGAGTACACCCTCCCGAAAGCTATCCGAGAAGGGTATTTATCACCAATTAAAGCGCTGACAATCCCGCTCCAGTTAGATCTTTCCGGCGTCACACTGCAGTCTGGTGATTTTAAGGTCGGAGAGATTGCAACAGCGCTGGATCCGTACCTGTACCAGATTGCGGAGGAAATGACCAAGTATTGCAAGGATAGAAAAACAGTTGTGTTTCTTCCGCTTGTCAAAACCAGTCAGAAGTTCCGGGACATCTTAAATGAAAAGGGATTTTTGGCTGCGGAGGTAAACGGGGAAAGCAAAGACCGGGCAGAGGTTCTGGAAGCGTTTGACCGCGGCGATTACAACGTCCTTTGTAACTCTATGTTACTGACGGAAGGCTGGGATTGTCCGTCTGTGGACTGCGTGGTAGTGCTTCGGCCGACAAAGGTCCGGAGCTTATACAGCCAGATGGTAGGTCGTGGTACTCGCTTAAATCCCGGAAAGAAAGATCTGCTCTTATTAGATTTCTTATGGCATACAGAGCGCCATGAATTATGCCATCCGGCAAATCTGATCTGTGAAAACGAAGAAGTGGCTAAGAAAATGACGGAGAACCTGGAAGAAGCTGCAGGCTGTCCGATCGATATAGAGGAAGCCGAGAAAAAGGCATTAGAGGATGTAGTGGCACAGCGTGAGGAAGCTCTGGCGCAGAGGCTTGCGGAGATGAAGCGGCGCAAGAAAAAACTGGTGGATCCGCTGCAGTTTGAAATGAGCATTCAGGCAGAAGATTTATCCGGATACGTCCCGGCATTTGGCTGGGAAATGGCACCGCCGACAGAAAAACAGAAAGCAACTCTGGAGAAGCTTGGAATCCTTCCGGATGAAATCGAAAACCAGGGGAAAGCAGTGAAGCTTCTGGAACGTCTGGATAAACGTATGGATGAAGGACTTTCCACACCAAAACAGATTCGTTTTCTGGAAAATAGAGGGTTCCAGCATGTAGGAACCTGGCAGTTTGAAAAAGCAAAGAAGATGATTGACCGGATCGCGTCAAATGGCTGGAAGGTACCGGAAAATATTAATCGACAGGAGTATCGGGGTTAAGGAGTGTAAGATATGGACAGCCAGTTTGATTTACAGGAAATAATTGAATACATTAATCCCGCAGAACTGAATTATCAGGACTGGGTCAATGTCGGCATGGCCCTGCAGCACGAAGGTTACAGCGTCAGTGTATGGGATAGCTGGAGTGCCAGGGATACCGGCCGATATCATGCCGGCGAATGCGAACGCAAGTGGCGGACTTTCCATGGTACCACAACACCGGTAACCGGCGGGACCATCGTTCAGATGGCCCGCGAGGCCGGCTGGGTGCCCGATCGTGGCCACGAACTGGGATGGGATGACACAATCTCACGCGAGGAAGGTGTCATCATAGACAAAAACTGGGTGGAAGCCCAGGAAATCAAAGAACCGGAAAACTGGGATCCCAAGGCCGAATTGATTACCTATCTGGAAACCCTGTTTGATTCAACCGATTCTGTTGGATATGTTACGCACTCATTTGAAAAAGACGGAAAATATATGCCATCGAAGGGCGTATGGGACCGCACTGCAGGGAAGCTGATCCAGCTGCTTCACGATGCAAAGGATATGCTGGATGTGATCGGGGATTATGATCAGAATGCTGGAGCGTGGATCCGCTTCAACCCATTAGACGGAAGAGGTTGTAAAAACGAGAATGTTACGGACTTTCGGTATGCACTTGTCGAGTCCGATACGATGGAAATTGAAAAACAGAATGCTGTCATCAGAGAACTGGAATTGCCAGTAGCCTGCTTAGTCCATAGTGGAGGCAAGAGCTTGCACGCCGTTGTGCGTGTAGATGCAGCGGACTATCCGGAGTATCGGAAGCGAGTAGATTATCTGTATCATATCTGTGAAAAAAATGGCCTGAAAGTAGATTCCCAGAACCGTAATCCTTCCAGATTATCCAGAATGCCGGGCATCATGCGAAATGGGAAAAAACAGTTTCTGGTGGACACCAACATCGGTAAACGTGACTGGAATGAATGGCATGAGTGGGTGGAAAGTATCAATGATGATCTTCCGGATCCGGAGAGCATGGCGGATGTATGGGATAATCTCCCGGACTTGGCTGCACCGTTGATTGACGGAGTGCTCCGGAAAGGACACAAGATGCTGATTGCTGGCCCGTCTAAGGCTGGAAAATCCTTTAGCCTGATCGAACTTACCATTGCCATTGCAGAAGGCCGTAAATGGCTATCCTGGCAATGCTCACAGGGGCGTGTGATGTATGTGAACCTGGAGTTGGACCGGGCAAGCTGTCTGCACCGCTTCAAGGATGTATATGCAGCGCTTGGATGGCAGCCGGAGCACCTTGGCAATATTGACATCTGGAACCTGCGTGGTAAGTCGGTACCCATGGATAAACTTGCACCAAAACTGATCCGCAGAGCGGCGAAAAAAGACTATATAGCAATCATCATCGACCCGATCTATAAGGTCATTACCGGCGATGAAAACAGTGCTGATCAGATGGCAAATTTCTGCAATCAGTTCGACAAGGTCTGTACGGAATTAGGATGCGCAGTGATTTATTGCCATCATCATTCGAAAGGTTCACAGGGCGGGAAAAAGTCCATGGACCGTGCGTCAGGATCCGGAGTATTTGTCCGTGATCCAGATGCTTTGCTGGACCTGATTGAACTGGAAACGAACGAAAATTTACTGAAACAGGAAGAAAATAATGCGGTATGCCGTGCCTGCAGGCAGTACTTGGATGCCCATTTTGAGTGGCAGGATGACTTATCCCAGGACGATTTATGCAGCGCCTACCAGATGCTCAATTACTGCGAAAATAAGCTGGATAAATGGCAGTTTGCGACCCTCCAGAAGCAGGTAGAAGCTGCTAAAAACCAGGCACGCCAGAAGACGGCCTGGCGTATTGAAGGAACGCTCAGAGAGTTCCCTAAGTTCCCGCCGGTCAATCTCTGGTTTGATTATCCGGTGCATGTGATAGACGATACTGGTGCTCTGGGAGATATCCAGCCGGACATGGAAAAGCCAATGTGGCAGAAGGCTGCAGAGCGCAGAAAAGAGCAGGCGAAAAAGGCAAAGGAGAAGAAGTTGAGCGCCTTTGAAATTGAGTTTGCTAATATTGAGATGGAAGGGCGAGAGGTACCGGCTCAGGAGCTATCTGAGAAGCTGGAAACAACCTCCAGAACACTTTTAGCATGGCTGGGTGATAGCAGCAAGCGAAAGAAAGATCTGGCAGATCATTATGAAAAATATCAGGGCACAGATGGAAAAATGTACATTAAAAGAAAAAATACATAGGGTGCGTCGCACCTAATGACAGAGCAGTCTGGCGCATGTGCGCTAAATCTTGGTATGGCGCAGTGCAGAACACTCTTGTTAAAAATGTCACATAGGTGCGCCAAAAGGGTGCGCCGCACCTATATATAAATATATAGATTGGGCGCACCCCCTCTATGCGGGGGTAGGTAAGTCGTGCGGTAGCTCACGCACGACGACTCACCCACCCGCAGACACAGAGGGCACCAAACCTAGAACACCCGGAAAGGAAAAAATGGATTTTTTTATGGTCATGAAAAATGTTCCCACAGTGACCCATCAGGAGAAGCAGGTGCATGTGGTGAATGGGAAACCGGTCTTTTATGAACCGGCCGATTTAAAAGCCGCCAGACAGAAGCTGATGGGACATCTGGCAGGGCACAAACCGGAGCATCCTTTTGAACATGGAATCAGATTGATGGTCAAGTGGTGCTTTCCATGCGGGAAACATAAAAACGGGGAATACCGGATCACAAAGCCCGATACCGATAACCTGCAGAAGCTTTTAAAGGACTGCATGACTGCATGTGGTTTCTGGAAAGATGATGCGCAGGTTGCATCGGAGATCGTGGAAAAGTTCTGGGCGGATGTGCCCGGGATTTATGTGAGAATCGAGGAATTATGACAAACGAACAGGTCAGAGATGGATTTAACGAAGTATATAACACCTTCTGGAACCGTTACAAGAATCATCAGCCACGGGAAGGGAGTCCTGAATGGGAACGGATGCATACAATCGCATCCGTGCTGAGAAAGAAATTCCCGTTGTTAGAAGAAACGGTAAACAGAATGCTGACTGAGCTTGTGGAGCGGTCCAGAGGAAGAGGAAACAAGGCTGATGATTATCACCGGCCTCCAGAGGGGAGAAAATCATGAAGATTAGATTATCAGCACCAGGCATATCCCTGGGCGTGGAAGTACCGGAAGAAAAAGCAATGAACGTATACCGTAGCCTTGCAGAGAAGCTGTTGATCCATGCAGGCGATCAGACAACGTATGCACCGAAGATTACGGTAAGCAAGAATGAACTGGTTGAGGTGTCAAAGGTTGCTGACAGCATCAGCCAGGCAATTAAAAATGAGTTGCAGTCTCCAGAATCGGATCCGACAGATCTTCCGGCAGAACTGCAGGAGTGCAAAGAAATTGCCCCCCGCCGGAGCAGAATATGACAGAAGAGGGGTATAAAGGATTCCTGCTGATCAGGTGTGCTTCCTGCGGACACGAGAGAGCCTTTTACAGCCGTTTTGCTATTAGTTGGTATAAATGTTCACAGTGCGGAGAAAAAACGATTCTGGGGCATCTGAGAGAACTGTGGACCCATTGTGAGTGCGGCAAGAGATCTTACTATCTCACCAACATTGAAGATGACACTGCAGAAGTGAATTGTATTGATTGTGGGGCGCCGGTCGCGTGTGAATGGAACGAGAAGAAAAAATGCTATCAGACGATAAAGGTGTAAGATCAATAGTAAAAATGGAGGATAGGTAAGATGGCAAGAAATCGTTATGCAGGGTATTGTTACTGCTGTGGCGCATATGTCCCAGTGGGTTATGGCCATTTCGAGCGGCACTATAATCCGGATCCGCGAGGTGCCAGATGGCGGATTAAGTGCGTCAAGTGCGCATCTGGCCGTACTGTGCACGATACCGACCGGGAAGTAAAGCGTGCTTGGCGTGAGAGAAAAGAAGCTGATAAAGCGGCGGCAAATTAAGATTGAGGTGATGAAATGAAAGACTATGAAAAAGAGTTTGAAGCACAGAGAGACAATATGGACAAGGTACTGACAAGAACGTATGACTTGGGCCAGATTAATGCATTAGATGCACTGATCTATGCAGTAGATAGCGGACTTTGGAAGTCAATGTCGTACGAGAATGTTGTATTAATGAGAGATAAGCTGGCTCAGGCAATGGAAGCAGATAATTAAGATTTGGAGAAGAAATGGAAAACTTAGAAGGAAAAAAGATTTTGGACGTCACATGCGGTTCAAAAACCATTTGGTTTGACAAGGACAATCCGGCAGCATTGTTTTGCGACAAGCGTTGCGTAGACCTTGTTGGTATTTGGAAGTCTGGAAATAGCAAAGGAAGACGTACATGTATGGTATCTCCAGATGTGCAGTGTGATTTTACATCTCTACCTTTCCCGGATGATACATTTCCGCTGGTTGTCTTTGACCCGCCGCATTTAAAAGATGCCGGGGAGACGGCGTGGATGACAAAAAAGTACGGTAAACTCGACGAGAATTGGCCGCAAATGATACACGATGGATTCCAGGAGTGTATGAGAGTGCTGAAAGAGGATGGGGTGTTGATATTCAAGTGGTCCGAATGTCAGATTCCAGCGAAAGAAGTGTGGGATGCGATAGGCCAGAAGCCATTGTTTGGTCATCGGAGCGGAAAAGCATCAAAGACATTTTGGGGCTGTTATATGAAGGGCGTGAAATGATTCAAAACTGAAATTTGGAGGTGCCAATGTATAAAAACAAAGAGGGATATCCGGATCCGACCGCAGGCCGGGCAATCCGAAAGGCAGACAAGACGCCGGAGGAGGTTATTAACTTCCGGCGGGCGCTGAAGCTGATGAGTGTGATCTGCCATGTGCGGATCCTGGGTAAAGTGACCGTGGTCGATGATAAGGGGAGGCGGTGGTAGGTGGCTGTAACTAAAATGTACAAAGTTTACCGCAGAGGTAAATTAATTGGCGAGCACACTGCAGTAGATGCTGCAGATATGCTTCGGTGTACGCCCGGGACCGTCCGGAGCTATACCAGCCGCGGGAATAAGCTTTATGGTGAGTATACGTTTGAGGTCGTAGAGCCTGAGCCAGTGTGCAAGGCGGGTAAGTCCTGGACGATGACCAGAGAGCAGGCGGTGGACTGGGAGGAGACACGGCAGCGGTTGCTGAGCAGTGGGGCGGATTTGAGCCGGTATGTGTTAAAGCCAGAACCGAATTGGAGGTGACAAAAGGTGGTGAAAAAGCTGTTAAAAGAGCTTGGTACGATTTTGGGTTATGCAGCAGCGTTGATTTTCGTAGGTATGTGTATGGGTGTTGGATTTATGGAAGGCGCGTTGCTTGCTGTGAAGATGTTGCAATGAAGACGGGAATGGGAGGTGAATCCATTGGACAAAGACATATTAGTCCAGTACTGCGAGATGAAGGAGGAGATAAAGGATTTACGCCAGAGAATCATGAAGTTGGACAAATTCCTTCAGGACCCGCCAATCGTAGCAGACACGGTGATCGGATCTCGTAAGGATTTAACGATCGGGCCAATTAAGGTGACCGGGATTCCGGATCCGATCTACCGCCGGAAGCAGGCAGCCAGGGAACGGTATAAAAAACTCCTGGAACTCAAAGAGGCGGAGCTGCTGGAACTTACCACGCAGGCAGAGGAGTACATAGACAGCATTCCGAAGTCGGAATTGCGGATCATGTTTAGGCTGTACTACATCGACGGTTTAACTTGGGTTCAGGTGGCACATCGAATGAATAGCATGTTCCCTAAGAGGCGGATTAAGTACACAGATGATAACTGTTGGCGAAGAAATCAGAGATATTTTGAAAATGTCGGGTCATGTCGGGAAGAATCGTGATAGTATGTAGCCTGAAGCCAAAGGCGTACAGCTGGCGGCTTCGCTTGCTGATTTGATTACACAATACAATCCCACCCCTGCCGGGTGTTACAGCCTGGCGGGGGATTCTCCGCGTAACAGATTGGATGTCCTGCGTAGTGCACCATGGCACTGGCTATGCAGGAGGTGGTTCGAGCCCACCTGCGTGGATTTGGCAAATGGATATCAACAGCACTTGTGTGCGACCTTGGATTCAATGGATTCAGGGCGTCCCTTTACCCTATAATTTTTCTCCTTTTAGAGAGCACTTGTCGTGAGATGGGTGCTTTTCTTTTGTCGGAATTTGAGGTATGATGAAAGAAAAAGAGGAGAAAAATATGGAAAAGGTAAATATAGATGAAGATTTAATGACGGTCGATCAGCAAAACATAATTAATTGTGAAAGACTTTAAATCGGTTTTTTATCAGCTAACCGCTAAGCCGGATAGTATGTCCAGGGTGTATACGAAAGATACATCTATAGAATTGGATGATATAAAACTGTTGAATGATAGGATTGTTGAAAAATTACAATCACATTATAATGATGCTGGCTTTTTAATTTCAGTATATGTAAGATTTTCAAATGGAAAGGTTAAAGAATTTTCTTCATGGAGAGCATTTGAAGCACACCAATGGTATGAAAGTGAGTCGATTAATAAGATTGTAATGACTTGGGAATTTAACGCAATGCTACCACAATATAGAGTTCCTCAGAAACATACATTAACAGTAAAGATGTCAAATAGTATGCGCCCAGAGGAAATGCTCAATATTATATTTACGGGAAATATTCAGGAGCTAGAAGAATTGGATCGGAATTTCTTTCCGGTAGTTGCGCGAGTAGATTTTATTGATCGCATTTTAGGAGATGAACTACTTAATATAGTAACGGATTGGGTTAAAAGCTTGAGGGAAGCAACCATAGAAAAATCCAAAATAATATTGTTCTTAAAAAGAAACAAGGGAAAAATTGCTACTTTTTTAAATTTTGTCACATATATTATTATAGCTATATCTAGTGTGGTATTGGTTAATAGATATATTTGTACTTTGGGCATAACTATTTTGAGAGATATGTCACTTGACCAAATGCTCCATTTGATGAATGCCATTTTCTTATGTGCTGGTGTTTGGATTTTGGCAAAACGTTTGGTATCCGTTGTTACGGATAGAATATACGCTTTGCTAAGTGAATATGGAGATAGCTGTCTGTTTAATATTACAAAAGGTGATAAAAATAGACAAAATAAATTGAGAAAACGCGAGAAAAATAATAGAATTAGTATTGCAATCAATCTTATAGGAACAATAGTTTTAAACATATTATGCAGTGTAATAGCAAATAAAATTTTTTAATAGTATGGGATTGAAAAAATATGATAAAAAGGATAATATTATGGTTTTTAAGAATTCTAAAATATTTTAGCTGGTTAAATGAGGATTTTGAAGAACGCTATAGTGAATCTGCTAACGAACGAAGAATACGTGGAGATAAAGTAAGGAAAATGTATTATAAAATATAAAATATTGATTTTTGTTAAAGGGCCACCCCGTGTGGCTCTTTTCTTATACCCAAAACAACACGAATCGAGGTGATCGGACATGGCCAGAGCGCCGGATCCAAGAATTGAACAGGCGAAGACCATGTATCTGGAAGGTCAGAAATTGGTTGAGATTGCAAGTCAACTAAATCTGCCGGAAGGAACGGTTCGCCGTTGGAAATCCACTCATAAATGGGATAGCGAACGTTCGGATAAAAATAGCGAACGTTCGCATAAACGTAAGCGTGGAGCGCAACCGAAAAATCAGAATGCAATTGGAAACAGTGGTGGTGCTCCGGAACAAAATAAGAATGCAGAAAAATTCGGTTTCTTCTCGAAGTATCTTCCAGAAGAGACCGTTTCTATTATCCAAGAAATGCCAACTGACCCGCTGGACGTCCTCTGGGATCAGATCCAGATCGCATACGCTGCCATTATCCGGGCACAGCAGATCATGTATGTGCGTGACCGGGATGATATGACAACGACCAAGATCGAGGAGGGCTACGGCGAGAAGTCTACCAGAGAGAAGTGGGAGGTGCAGCAGGCATGGGATAAGCAGGGCAACTTCCTGCAGGCGCAGGCTAGGGCACAGTCGGAACTGCGCAGCTTGGTTAAACAGTATGATGAGCTGCTGCATAAGCGCTGGGACCTTGCCACCGAGGAACAGAAAGCCCGCATTGCCCAGATTCGGGCGCAGACGGACAAACTTAAAGGTACTGACAATGATGCGGCACTGAGCCGCCTGGATGAAGTCCTGAGTGAAATCAAAGGGGTTGTGTAAGATGCCATTTTCAGATAAACAGCAGGAATTCTTCCAGAACGCAAGTCACCGCTGGAATATCAAGGTGGGGGCAACGAGATCAGGAAAGACCTACATGGATTATTACGTAATCCCGAAACGAATCCGATCTAGGATTGGACAAGAGGGGCTTGTGGCAATCCTGGGCGTGTCAAAGAGTACGATCCATCGTAACATCATCGAGCCGTTGCAGCATATTTGGGGCACAGACTTGGTGGGTGATATCAATTCGCAGAACATCTGCCCGATGTTTGGCGAGGATGTTTATTGTCTGGGTGCTGAGAAGGTCAGCCAGGTATCCAAGATTCGAGGATCGTCCCTGAAATACTGTTACGGTGATGAGGTGGTGGACTGGAACAAGGAAGTGTTTAACATGCTGAAATCCCGTCTTGATAAGCCATATTCCTGTTTTGATGGTGCCTGCAACCCGGATGCCCCGCAGCACTGGTTTAAGCAGTTTCTGGACTCTGATGCAGATATTTATTGTCAGAAGTACGAGATTTTCGACAATCCTTTCCTAAGCCCTGTGTTCGTGGATGAGCTTTGCAAGGAGTATAAGGGCACGGTCCTTTATGATCGTTACATTCGCGGTTTGTGGGTTGCAGCAGAAGGCTCAGTTTATAAGCTGATGTGTGATGCCGTATCAACAGGAGCAAAAAATCCTTTCGCAATTTTCGAAAAGCCGAAGAGCATCATGCAAATCAATATCGGTGTTGACTTCGGTGGTTCTGGATCCGGCCATGCGTTTGTGGCAACAGCCTATTCCAGGGCATATTTAAGTATCACAGCACTGGCCAGCGAGCGGCACATGAGCAAAAACGGCAGCATTGACCCGGACAAGCTGGGTGATCTGTTCGTGGACTTCTGTCTGAAGATTATAAACCTGTATGGATTCATTACCGTGGTTTATTGTGACAGCGCTGAGCAGACGCTTATAGCTGGCATGAGGACAGCAGTCCGGAAGGCGGGACTTAGCTGGATCCGGATTGAGAATGCCTTAAAAACAACAATCAACGATCGAATAAGATTTACGCAGCGGATGCTTAGCCAGCACCGCTTTTTCTATGTCAAAGATCAGTGCCAGAGCCTGGAGGATGCCATGACAACAGCGCTGTGGGACGAAAAGAAGAGTCTCGTGGAAGATGTGAGACTGGATGACGGCACCAGTGATATCGATACGCTGGATGCTTTTGAGTACACATTTGAGCGGGATATCAGCCGGTTCATCCGGTACGAATAGAGGTGATGACAATGAAATTTTCAAAGATGCTTGCAGCAATCACAGATATTTTAAATCAGGATTCCGATACGGAGATTGATGTCTGTATGACGTCTGAGATGGCACAGAAGATCGAGCTCTGGACTGCCATGTATGAGAATCGGGCTCCCTGGGCGGACCGGAAGAATGTAAAAAGCGCACAGCTGCCTGCAGCCATTGCCTCAGAAATTGCCCGCCTTGTAACCTTGGAAATGAAGTCGGAGATTACAGGCAGTGCTGCAGCAGAGTATTTGAATCAGCAGTACCAGAAAAAAGCTCTGTCTGGGCTGAGGCGGTACGTGGAATATGGCTGTGCAAAGGGCGGGTTGATCTTAAAGCCATATGTAACCAAAAGTGGCCTTACGGTCCAGTTTGTTCAGGCTGATTGCTTTTTCCCGTTGTCCTTTGACGATTCGGGCAGGATTCAGCAATGTGCATTTACGGAGCAGTTCCGGAAGGGCAAGAAGATCTACACGCGCCTGGAAGTGCATGAGCAGCAGGGAGAGAACATCCGGATTACGAACCGGGTATTTGTGGCAACCAATGATTACAGCCTTGGAAGCGAAATTGCCGTGAACTCAGTGGACCGCTGGTCAGAACTGCAGCCGCAGGTGGTATTTGCCGGTGCTGACCGGCTGTTATTTGGTTATTTCCGGGTGCCACTTGCGAATGCAGAGGATTCTGACAGCCCGCTGGGCGTTTCCGCGTATTCCAGGGCAGCGCCGGAGTTGATTGAGGAAGCGGATCGCCGTTATTCCAATATCTGTTGGGAGTACGAAGGCACACAGCTGGCCGTGCATATGGCAACATCATTGCTCAAATACAATCGTGATTTGGATAAGTTTGAGTATCCGGGAGGAAAGAACCGACTGTACCGAAATGTGGAATACAACTCCGGAGCAACGGACAAGCCGTTCATGGAAACGTTTTCTCCGGAGATCCGTGACACGGCATTGTTCAATGGCTTCAACAATCAGTTAAAGTTGATTGAGTTTGCCTGCTGTCTGGCATACGGTACGCTTTCGGATCCGCAGAACGTGGATAAGACAGCAACCGAGATCAAGACCAGCAAGCAGCGGTCCTATACGTTTGTTTCTGACACGCAACTGGCACTGCAGAAGGCGCTGGAAGATCTGGTATATGCCATGAACTTCTGGGCGGCCCTATATGGATTGATTCCGGTGGGTGCGGACTATGAGGTGTCATTTGACTGGGATGACAGCATTGTCGTAGATGCAGAAGCGGAACGCCAGACAGACCGTGCCGATGTTGCTATGGGTGTTATGAGTCTGGCAGAGTATAGAAGTAAATGGTACGGTGAGACAAGGGAGGAGGCTGAAAAGAATCTTCCAGAGCCTGCCAATGTAGAGGAGTGATTTGATTGACGCCAGAAGAACTTGAAAAGCTGCCAAAGCCGTTAGAACGGCTTATGACATCCCTGGAATTGGATATCATGTCAGAGGTCATTGAGCGCATTAAGGAGGCACAGCAGATCACACCAGTGACAGACTGGCTGTTAAACCGGTTGAGCATCATCGGCGCGAGTAAGTCGCGGGTGAAACAGATCCTGCAGACCGCCCTGGAAGCAGCTGATTTGCAGGTTGATGATATTTATAATCAGGCTGCAAAATCCGATTACACCAGGACCAAGGCTATCTACGAAGCTGCTGGGCAGGATTACACCCCGTATGAGGATAATCAATACCTGCAGCAGATCGTGGATGCAGTGAGGCGGCAAACAAAGGAAAGCCTGCGGGCCTATGAGAACATTACGCAGACAACCGGCTTTAATGTTTATATGGGCGGCAAGCGGGTATTCACGCCCATGTCGGAGTATCTGGAGCGGAGTCTTGACAAGGCAATGCTTGGCATTACCACAGGCATGAAGACATACAGCCAGGCAATCGGCGATGTAATCGACGAGATGACTTCCAGCGGTGTCCGCATAGTGGATTATGCGTCTGGGAAGTCAGACCGAATTGAGGTGGCTGCCAGAAGGGCAGTAATGAGCGGAGTGGCCCAGTTGACGGACAAGGTCAATGAGAAGAATGCGGAAGAGCTGCAAACGGATTACTGGGAAGTAGACTGGCATATGGGAGCCAGAAATACTGGAACCGGCTATATGAATCACCAGTCATGGCAGGGCAAGGTGTATTCTTCAGAGGAGATGCGGACCGTCTGTGGTCTTGGTGAGATGCTCGGGTTTGCCGGAATTAACTGCTATCATATCCGTTTTCCTTTTATTTCCGGAGTTTCCAAGCGCAGGTATACTGATGAGTGGCTTGCGGAGCAGAACCGGAAGGAGAACGAAAAGAAAGAGTTTCGTGGGAAGGAATACGACACCTATGCTGCTCTGCAGTACCAACGCAAGCTAGAGCGCGTGATCCGGAAACAGAAGCAGGACATCAAGCTGCTGGAAAAAGGCGGAGCAGACAAGGACGATCTGACAACTGCGCGGTGCCGGAAGCGGCTGACTGAAAAGACATATACGGAATTTTCGGCGGCTATGGGGCTGAGGCAGCAGAGAGGCTGAAAGTTGGCAAGCTGGCAACGGGAGCGCATGAAGCTACGAGAAATACTTTTTCTAATGTTTCATTTGATCCAGATAATGACTATTCGTTGAAACTCGAAAGCTATCAAGATAAGGTTAATGCCGGTCTGTCAGATGCTGCAAGAAGTGTTGCAGAAAAAGGTGGTTCAGATGGCTGTGAACATATGTATCTGGTAAACCTAAAAACTGGTACGTTGGATTATTATGAAACTAATCATATGGCTCATGAAGTTGGTTATAAGTTCTGGGGATACTTAAAGGAACATTCGGATGAAGAATTTGCTTTTGTGCATAACCACAATACAGACAGCGCTTTTTCTGAAGCGGATATGCGAACATTGTTGACTGAGAAACAAATTCCGGTTATGATTGCATGTAGAAATGATTCAGTGAAGTATGTGGCGGAAAGAAAAGGATCTCCTTTGGAATCAGGCTGGTTTGATGATTTGTATGAGCAGGATTTGAATGAAATCCGGGCGAAAATCCGAAGTGGGGAAATATCATCAGCCGAATGGAGTAAACGGCGAGAACTTTTGATTGTGGAAAATTTATTGAGGGACTACACGAAGGGAGGTAAATTGATTGAGTATGACGGAAGAAAAAAGTGATGACTGGTCAAGCCCAACCTTAAAAGAAGTTCCTTTTTGGCGAGAGGGAATGAGCCAGGAAGAATATGAAGTAGAACGCGAATACTATGCAAAAAACTTTCATTTGGTGAAAGAAGGGTCATATGTACCACTTTGGAGACTTAGACAACAAGGAAAATGATACCACCAGTCAGCAGGCCGGTGGTATTTTTGTGGAGAAAATTATGTTAAAAGTGGTTTTAGCAATCAAGGTGATTTGTTCGGTTACCTGGTTCGTAACGGTAGTGACCTACGTGGTTTACACCGCATGCCAGTGGATCCGTTACGCGTTGCGACGTCGCAACAGGAAGGAGTAGCTGATGAATGTATTAACCTGGTTTAAGCAGCGGTATTGCAAACACCAGTACCGCAAACATTGGAGCCGTGCATCCGGCCAGTAAGGTGGATATGTAAGGCGGTGCACAAAATGTAATAAGGTCGAGCAGTAAGCACGCAGAGATGCGTGTTATTTTTATGCCAAAAATTTTGTCCGGAATGACGTAAAACTACCAACACAAGGGATGCGACCCCGTAAAAAGCGTAGTGGGAAAGGAACAACATGAAAAGAAAGTTTTTGGAAGACATGGGACTGACTAAGGAACAGGTTGACAGCATTATGGACGAGAATGGCAAGGACATCGAATCCATGAAGGCAGAGCGTGACAATTATAAGTCACAGCTGGACACGGCCCAGACAACGCTGAAAAGCTTTGAAGGCGTCAATGTTCAGGAGCTGCAGGGAAAAATCACTCAGCTGACCAATGACATGGCAGCCAAGGACAATGAGTACAAAAAGCAGCTCGCAGATCGTGACTTTAGCGACCTGCTGAAAGAGACTGCAGCAGGCTTCAAGCCGCGTGATTTAAAGGCCGTTATGCCGTTTCTCGATATTGAGAAGCTGAAAGCCAGCAAGAACCAGGAGAGCGATATCAAATCAGCACTGGAGGCGGTCAAGAAAGACAATGCGTACCTGTTTCAGGATGTCAGTATTCCTAGAGTGGTTTCAGGAACCCCTGGAACTGAACCTTCAAAGTCGGAAGACACAAAGACAAGAGCAAACGAAGCTTTAAGAAGTATCTTAGGCAGAGGATAAAGGAGGCTATTTATGGCAACGAATATGGTAAACAGATCGGATGCTGAGGCGATCATCCGTGAACAGATTGTAAAAAACATTTTTCAGGACGCACCGAAAGAGTCCGTATTTATGAGCTTGGCTAAGAAACTGCCGAACATGACCAGCAACCAGACTAGAATCCGCGTGCTGGATTTCCTGCCGACTGCGTATTGGGTAGACGGCGATACCGGAATGAAACAGACCAGCCGCCAGGCATGGGACAACGTGTATCTGGATGCGGCAGAGCTGGCCGTTATTGTTCCGATTCCGGAGGCTGTGCTGGATGATGCGGAGTTTGATATTTTCGGCGAGGTAACCCCGAGAGTCATGGAGGCTATCGGCCAGAGAGTCGATGCGGCGATCATTTTCGGTGAGAATCGTCCGAGAGTATGGCAGAATGACATTATCACCCTGGCACGTCAGGCTGGCAATAACGTGGCGCCTGGTTCCAATCCGGATTACTATAATCTTCTTCTGGGAGAGAATGGCGTGATCTCCAAGGTTGAGGAAGATGGTTATATGGCAACTGGTGCACTGGCTTCCATGAGCATAAGAGCGAAGCTGAGAGGTATCAAAGCAACCGACGGCACCCCGATCTTTAAGAGTGATATGCAGGGATCTACCAACTATGCGCTGGATGGTGCACCGATGTACTTTCCGCAGAACGGAGCGTTTAATAACAGCATTGCGCAGCTGATCGTTGGTGACTTTAAGCAGGCTGTATATGCGATCCGTCAGGATATTACGGTAAAGATTCTGGATCAGGGCGTTATCCAGGATCCGACTACCAAGGAGATCACCTATAACCTGGCACAGCAGGATATGGTTGCGTTGCGTATTGTATTCCGCATGGGCTGGGCGCTGCCGAATCCGGCAACCAGAATGGACGAAGACCGTGTAGGCTGCCCGTTCGCATACCTGGAGCCGGCAACTCCGGTTACGACCCAGACGGTTACCTTTGCTGTAAAGGACAATCAGGAATCTTCGGAACCGGTCAAAGATGCGATTGTGGACGTAAATGGCTCCAGAATGAAAACCAATGCAAGCGGTGAGGCCGTGTTTAATCTGAGACCGGGAACGTATCCGGCAAAGATTAAAAAGACCGGCTACAGCCAGATTACGGAGACTGTAGTAGTTGCAGGCTCTGCAGTGACCAAGGATGTGACTTTAATCCCGACCACCTGATAAGGAGATGCTGAGCTGATGATCTATGCAGACGAAGAATTTTATAAGGACAAGTACCTTTTAGGACGAAAGCCGGTCATCAGCACCGGCTTTCCCTATTATGCCCGCCAGGCCAGCCAGGTAATAGACCGGTATACTTTTGGCAGGCTTATCAATGTGACAGATATTCCGGAAGAAGTCCGTCTGTGCTGCTGTGAGCTCGCAGAGGCGGGATGCAGACAGGAAAAAGCAGAAAAAGAATCTTCGGGAAAGACATCGGAAAAGGTTGGAACCTACTCGGTATCATTCGGATCCACCCAGGAACAGAACGAGGCAAGGACCCGAAAGGAGCGCCAGATCATTATGAAATGGCTGGAACATACCGGATTGTGCTATCAGGGGGTGAAGTGATGTTTACAAATGCAGACGCAACACTTTATCTGTACCGCAAAGATGGGAAAAATGTGAGCTACTTCCGGCAGCCAATTGAGGAAGTCTATTGGGAGGATGTGCGGCAAAGCACATTTTTAAAGACCGGCCAGAGAGACGCCGCTTCGGTGCTGCTGGTAATCCCGTTTGAGAGCTTGCCGGAGCCACTCATACTTACGCAGGGCAAGGACCTGGTTGTGAAGGGCATCGTAGAAGATGAGATTGACGGCAGTACGCCGGAAACTCTTTCCAAATCCCTGGCAACGTTTAAGGAGAAATATCACTACCTTACCGTTACCACAGTAGATGAGTACCTGTACGGCAGTGAATCGGTTCAGCATTATGAACTGTCTTGCAAGTAGGAGGTGGTTTTGTGAAGCTGAAAGTGGAAATGAAGTCCATGCAGGAAATTTTGCAAAATCACGGTCTTCAGGATGGTGGACCGGTACAAAAACTGGTAGATAGTGAGTGCATGCGGTATATGAGTGATTATATGCCGCGCAGACAGGCGGGGGAGCTGGAACACATGATGGTATTGTCTACTGTAATCGGATCCGGAGAGATCGACACACCTGGTCCTTACGCTCATTATCTGTATGAGGGCATTTTGTATGTCTCACCGACAACTGGAAGTGCGTGGGCGAAGAAAAATGAAATCAAGGTTCCGACCGGGAAAGAGCTTACCTACGCAGGTGCGCCTATGCGGGGAAAAAAGTGGTTTGAGCGGATGAAAGCGGACCACAAAGAAGATATTCTCCGGGCAGCACAGGCAATGAGTAACAGAGGAGACGGCTTATGACGATCATTGATTATATGCGCCAGAAACTGACAGAGTATCCGAAGATATCCGAGTTTCTGGCAGGTGATGATATCCACATTGATTTCACAGAACCAGAACCTGTGAATTATGGTTTATCCAGTACGGGGGATTCCCTGGTGAAAGAGGACCTGCTTGGCAATCAGATCCGGCGGCACAATTTTACCATGTATGCTGTAGGGCAGTCTTTCACGGATTATAACCGGCTGGCAAACAGCAATTTCCTTCTGGAGCTGTCCTACTGGCTGGAAAATCTTCCGGAAGAGGGCGGCATTGAAGTAAATACTGGCAATGAGGTAAAACGGGCCGTGTTTTTAAAGGCAACCGCAGCGAATGCCATGAGCATGGGGCTGATGGGAGAAACCATTGACCAGGGTGTTATGTATCAGATTCAGATACAAGCCCAGTACAAAGTAATAGAAAGCGAGGAAATATAAATGGCAGAGAAAGCACCTGTTGCAGGACAGAAGATTAAGAGAAAATTTATGGCACATTTTATCGACTCTGCGCTTCCGGATGCAGGAAAAGCGGTATATGTCCGCTTGGGTACTGATCTGGAAGAATTTAACGTTGAGATGAATGCCAACGTGGAGGCTAAAAACAATATTCTGAACGAAACTTCGGTGAGTTTGGACAGTTACCAGCCGCAGGCGTCTGCGGATCCGTTTTATGCGGTGGTTGGTGATCCGCTGTTTGAACGTCTTCAGGGAATCGTGGATGAGCGCCAGACTTTGGATGACTTAAAGACCACTGTTGTAGAGGTGCATCTGTGGAAAGAAGATTCTGTTGCAACCGGATCTTTTGAAGCATATCAGGAAGAGGTTATTATCGAGGTGTCCAGCTATGGCGGTGATACAACCGGTTACCAGATTCCGTTTAACGTACACCATACTGGAAAACGTGTAAAAGGTAAGTTTGCGCTTGCAACCAAGACCTTCACGGCAGATTCAGAATGAAATTCAGAGCCGGCAGCTGCAGAAAATGCGCTGCCGGTATTTGATATGACAGATCAGGAGGTAGATAACAATGGCGAAGATGAAGAGCCTGGTATTTGATGATGGTTATGAAAGCTTTTCTGTAAATAATGATCCTTCCAGAGTGATCCGGTTTAATCCGGCTGATCCAGAAATCATCAACCGTGTATTGGACGCTCAGTTTGCTTTCCGGGATTATAAGGTGCCGGAGGAAATCGAAATTAATGCGGATGGAAGCCCTAAGAGCCCGCTGGAAGCAGATGGTGCCTACGTGGCAGAGTTTTCCAGGATGATGAAAGAAGTCTTTAATGGTATTTTTAATAGCGATGTATACGACACAATTTTTGCTGGACAGTCTCCCTTGTGTATCGTAAACGGGCGCTATCTGTTTGAAGGTGTTTTGGATGGTATCATGAACATCATGAAGCCGGCCGTTGAAAAGTACAGGCAGGAAAATCAGAAAAGGATGGGGAAATACCTCGGTGATCTGTCATGATCGGAGAACTTCCAAAGACCCTGAAAGTTGGAGATGAAAACTATCCTGTCGAGACAGATTACCGGAATATCCTGGTTATCATGCTGGCTTGTGCGGATCTCGACCTGGAACCGGGGCAGAAGCTGGAAATCATGATGCGCCGTCTGTACAGGGACGGATTTGATAAAATCCCGCCAGAACTCCGGGAGGAGGCTGCTGGCCAAGCAAAATGGTTTATCGATTGTGGTCAGGAAGATGATGATAAAAAGCCTGCAAAAAAGCTGATGGACTGGGAGCAGGATGAGCGTATTCTTTTCCCAGCTATCAATAAGGTTGCTGGTTACGAGACTAGATCCGTCCCATATCTTCACTGGTGGACCTTTGCGGGATACTTTATGGAGATTGAGGATGGAACGTTTTCGACCGTCCTTGGTATCCGACAGAAGCTTGCTAAGGGGAAGAAACTGGAGAAATGGGAACAGGAATTCCGGAGGGAAAACAAAGAACTTTGTGATCTGAAGAAGCGGTACACCGCAGAGGAACAGGCTGAAATTGATTACTGGAATAAGCTACTGGGTTAGGGCACTGGAAGGTGCCTTATTTTATGCCCGGAACCGAGGTGATAACGTATGGCTGACGGAAGTTTAAAGTTTGACACAAAAATTGATACTGGGGAGTTTGACAAAAGCATTGCAAGCCTCAGCAAAGCCGTCGAGCGATTTTCAGCCGCCGTAGATAAGCTTTCTGGCAACATTGCCAACGGCTTCCAGGGAGCCGGGACAGCAGTACAGGAGACCGGAGAGAAAGCAGCTGAAGCATCGAAGGGTGTTGAATCTATTGGTGCCGCAGCTGACGAAGCCAAAAATCATGTGAAAGATCTGCAGAAGCAGATGGAAAACATCAAGGTGGAGCAGAATCCCGGCGGGGAGCCGCTTTCCGATGCGGAAGCTGCGAAAAGCAAGGTGGTTCCGATTGAGAATCCAGATACTTATGGTTACGACAAGTCTGCAATGGAATTTGTAGAGCAGTACGGTCAGAAAACTCAGCAGTCTGCAGAAAAGGTTAATGCACTTCGACAAGGAATTGAGCGGCTAAAAGAGCAGCTGAAAAGCTTGGAAAGCCAGGGATTTTATTTTGGTGACGATGAATATGATAAAACTTATTTAAAGCTTAAAAAAGTGGAACAGGCGTTGAAAGATTACAAGAAAGAGCTTGTGTCTCCGACTCCGAATGCCAATCCGTTCGGTACCGATTCCATGTCCGGTAAAATTCTGGACCTGCAGACCAGGATGCAAAAGCTGGCTGAATCTGGAAAGGGTCTCGGTGATGCTGAATACGATGAGCTTTATCGTAAGCTGGCAATCGCAAAAGAGGAAGCAAAGAATTATGCTGCCGAGCTTGCAAAGACCCCGGCCATGATCGAAAAGGAAAATCAGCTTCTGGCAGAAAAACAGGCAAAACAAGAAGCGGCGGCCCAGAAAGAAGCGCAAAGACAAGCCGCTGCAAAAGCGAAAGAAGATGCCAAGATTGCTGCAGAAGAAAAGGCACTGCAGGTAAAACGTGCTGCAGAAGTTCAAGAAGCCCTGGAACAGCAGCGTTTAGAAGGGATTGCCCAGGCTGCGCAGGTGTCATCGAATGAGATTATCAAACTCCGTGAAGAATTGGCACAGCTGAATGCAAGACAGGCGGATCTTGGAAAAGCAGGTTTAGGACTTGGCTACCAGGAATACGATGCCAATACACAGCGGATTGCAGATATTAATGCGCAGCTGTCAGAATATAAGAAACAGCTGTCGGAAGGTCAGAAGCATACCAGTAAATTTGCCGCAATAGTACGTGCTGGTTTTGGGATAGCATCCCAAGCGGCTGGCAAATTCGGTACAGCTATAGGTGATGCTACTATTGGAAAGGCAAAGCGCGCAATTGGCAATATTCGTGGCCTTGGAAAAGCATCCGGAGTAGCTTCAAAAAGCGTGTTGAAACTTTCCAATATGTTTCAAATGATGCTGATCAGAATGGCAATGCGGGCAGCAATACAGGGTGCAAAGGAAGGAATGGAAAATCTGGTCCAGTATTCGGCTGGAGCCAATAAATCCATGTCTGAGCTTTCTTCCGGTGCTATGTATATGAAGAACAGCCTGGCAGCCGCTTTCGAGCCGATACTGTCCTTTGTAGTGCCGCCGCTTATGACAATCATCAATCTGCTGGCAACTGCGGTAGGATGGGTCAATCAGTTCTTCTCGGCACTTGGCGGGGCAACTACCTTCACCAAGGCGAAAAAGACCAATGAGGATTATGCGAAAAGTCTGAAAAAGACAGGTGGTGCGGCATCAAAAGCCGGAAAGGAAGCCAACAAGGCGCTTGCCCCATTCGATAAGCTGAATAAGCTGGAGGAGAAGTCTAACAGCGGAGGTGGAGGCGGTGGAGGTCCAACGACAGATCCGTCCCAGATGTTTGAGACAGCATCCATTGAAAAGGGCATTGGTGACTTTGCAAACAAGCTGAAAGATATGTGGAATGCCGGAGACTGGAAGGGAATCGGGCAGCTCCTTGGCCAGAAAGTAAATGAAATGATCGATTCTGTGGACTGGAATGCAGCAGGACATAAAATCGGTTATGGTATCAATTCAGCTATTCAGATGGCGTATTGGTTCCTTGATACGGTAAACTTTACCAACATCGGTTCCCATATCGCTGAGCTTTTCAACGAAGCACTGAGTGAGATTGATTTCTATTATGCCGGTGCGCTTCTGGTTAAAGGTATGACCATTATTCCGGACATGATGATCGGCTTCTTTACAACACTGGACTGGGGACTGGTTGGAAGCAGTATTTCGGATTTCCTGATCGGAGCATTCGATGAAGGCACGAAATTTTTCCAGAAATATGACTGGTCTGAGCTTGGAACAACACTCTGGCAGAAGTTCAAGGATTTGGTAGCGGGGATTGACTGGGGAGATATATCTACCAGCATGTTCACGTTCTTCGGAGCGGCAATACGGGCAGCGCTTGGATTTTTAGGTGGCTTCTTCGGCAGTGTTGGTGCCGACATCAAAAAATGGTGGGACGATGAAATAAAAGGTCAGGACTGGAAAGAGACAGCAGCCAATCTTTTAAATGCGCTCGGCGAAGGGTTTGCAGATCTCGCTACCTGGGTGTGGGATAACATCATTGATCCATTTTGCACTGCTTTACTTGGCGAAGATACATGGTCCGATGTGAAGGAAGTGGGTAAACATATCTGGGATGGCTTTTGTGACGGCGTGAAGCAGTTCTTTTCAAATCCTGGTGCATTTATCAAAGCCAATATCACGGATCCATTTGTAAACAAAGTGAAGAGTCTTCTTGGTATTCACAGTCCTTCAACGGTTATGAAGGAGATTGGTGGTTATACGGTAGATGGCTTTAACGAAGGAGTAGAAAAAAAGCAGAGTGGTACGCAGGGTGTTGTCCAGACATGGGCATCAAAGGTAGGCGAGTGGTTTTCCGAGAAACTTGGCATTTCATCATCAAAGGATGCGAAAGAATCACAGGCTTGGGCTGAAAGTATCATGTCCGGTTACAACGATACGATTGATCGGAACTACACCCAGTCCCAGTCGGTAATGGGAAAATGGGCTGACAGCATAAAAACATGGTTCTGGGGCACGGCGTTCAGCAACGGTGCGACGAATGGCTTGTACCAGGAGTTTTATAACATGGCCCGTATGATCAACCAGGGCTTCGCGAATGGCATCAATGATTTTTCGCATCTTGCTCAGAATGCAGTCCAGAAATGGGGAGCCAAGATTGTTTCGGACGCGAAAGCCGAGCTGGACATCCATTCTCCTTCCAGAGAAGCGTATTCCATCGCGGAATATTTTATCCAGGGCTTTAACAACGGACTGGCAGACATGGTCGGAAGTTCTGTAAGTACGGCGCGGAAATGGTTGTCTGGCGTGACTGATGTGTTTGACGGCGTGAAGCTGGATCTACCGGTGAGCGTATCCATTCCGAATGCATCGTCATATCTGCCGAGAATGGCTTTAGGCACGGTAGTTCCGAGCCAGGCTGGTATTTATTCCCAGCAGAGTCGAAAGAGCGAAAAAGAGGACCATACCGACAGTATCAGTCTTTTGCGTGAGATCAATAACCTGCTTTCTCGTCTGCAGAACGATCAGGGCGGTGATGTCACCGTGACGGCCGTTTTGGATGGAAAGGTTGTTTATGAGAATGTAGTAAAACGTAACCAGTTAAAGAAAAAGCAGACCGGGAAGAACCCGCTGCTAGTGTAAGGAGGGAAGGGCAATGGCATTTGAAGGTTGGCTTGTCAAATTCGGAAGCACTGTCCTTCCGAACAGCTATCTGGAAAAGTATAAGGATAAGCCAAATCAGCGGCTGGAGTTGAATGCAGCCAGGGATGCTACGGCACTGTTGCACCGCCAGACATCACCAAACTATAAAACCAGCTTAACGATACCGATCAGAAGTCTGTATCTCGATCTGAAAATCTTATTAAAGGCAATCATTGATGCCGGAATGGTGAATGAGCGGGAAAGAAAGGTATCCGCAACATATTGGAACGACGAAGTGATGGATTACCGGTCCGGTGTGTTTTATATCGCAGATATCGAATATACAATCTCGCGTGTAAATGAAAGAAAGCTTGATATACTCTATGAGCCGTTTGAAATCCAGCTCACAGAATATTAAGGAGGGCGCTTATGCTGAATGTAGATGAACGAGTGAAAGAATTATATCGTGCAGACAGTACAGATAAGCATCTGACCCTGGATTTTTACCGTGAAGGTGAGTCAGAGCCGTATTTACACCTTTCCAGTAACGACGTAATGTCTGAATCAATGGAAATTGATGAGTCACTGTCTAGCAGCGAAAATCTGGACTTTGGGAGCTGTGAAGCCGCCCAGTTCAAAATCACCCTGTTTCACGTCAACGAAGTGGTGAAGGGTAACAGACTGGTGGTTTATCAAACACTGGAAGGTGTGTGGCCAGCAATAGATCTGTATCCGGCAGATGATGTTTATCCGGATGGTTATAAAATGCCCCTCGGCACTTACATTATCCAGTCTGCAGAACGACAGACGAATCGGATCTTTCTGGACGTAACGGGCCTGGATCTGATGAGTTTGTTTGATGTGAATGTGGCAGAGTGGTATAACAGCCTTTCATTTCCGATGACCCTGAGGGAGTTCCGCGCCCGGTTGTGCCGGTACGTTGGTGTGACTGAATCTGTACCGGAATATCTTCCAAACGATGATATGACGATACAGAAAACAATCGATGCTGAAGAACTCATGGGAAGGGATGCGCTGATAGCCTGTGAGCAGTTAAATGGAGCGTTCGGACATTTTGACCGGAGTGGCATTCTGCAGCATGTTGTGCTGCAGTCAAATTATGTTTTGACACCTGCTAAAAATCTGTATCCATCAGAGGCTCTTTACCCGGCAGAAGCAGGCGATATGAATGATCAGGTATATGATGAGCAGATAACGCAGCACTGCTATACCTCCTGTATGTTTGAGGACTATGCCGTGAAAACAATCGAGGCGGTGCAGCTGCGTCAGGAAGAAGACGATATCGGCGCAATCTACGGAAAAGGAAACTGCCTGGTTATCGAAGGCAACTTTTTACTATACGGAAAAGGCGCTGATGAACTGCAGCAGATTGCGGCCGGAATTTACGGAATGGTAAGCAATCGACCGTACATCCCATATGAATGCGAACTGCTAAAAGGCTTACCATATCTGGAAGTAGGAGACTCCACGCTGATTGAATCCGATGAGGGAGACATTGTATCGTATGTTATCAAGCGCACGATGCAGGGAATCTACGCACTAAAAGATACATACAGCGCAACCGGTGAGGAATACAGGACCGAGGAACAGGGGGCCAATGCGGATATCATCCGGCTGAAAGGCAAGGCTGCCTACCTCAAAAAGAACGTAGACGAAGTATCTGCGAACCTGGTAGACCTGGAGAAGCAGACGGAAGCCAAGCTGACGATCACAGCAGAGAAGATTGAATCTGAGGTCAAGAGGGCATCTGAGGCGGAGGGAAATTTATCTTCATTGATTTCGCAGACTGCAGAGGAATTGAGTTTTAAAGTCAGCAAGGGCAATGTATCAGCCCAGCTGTCCATCGAGAGTGATGGTATCGATATCAGGGGCAACCGCTTTAGCTGGACCTCGACAAACTCTTCGTTGACCGCGGACGGCACGCTGACGGTTGTTAAAGGGCTTTTTAAAGGTAACATCAATGTTGGCAACGGGCAATTTACGGTTGATGAAAACGGTAAGGTTGTTGCGAAATCTATTGAGGTTGGAACATCCTCTTCTCGTGCGGTCCTGTATGGATCCACGGTCCTTACGAATGAATTTGTATGTAATGAGACGTTTACTGTTAACTGTTATGCAAACATGGCAGACATTGGCGGCAATTCGATAACCTGCAGTCAGATCTATAGTTCAAGAGCCGGAGAGTGGTGGAGCGACAGGAGACTGAAGCACGACATAAAGAAAATCCGAACAAAAACGGCATTGCAGATTATAACGGAGTTGCGACCAGTATCATTCCGGATGAACAACGATGACGCATCAGGAATGGGATTTATAGCGCAAGAGGTGCGAAAAATTTGCAGATCACATAGTTTAGATCTGCCTTTGTATGGAGAGCATGACAAGCATTATACCATCCCGTACACCAACTACATCCCGCTCCTGGTTGCTGCAGTGCAGAGCCAGCAGAAGGAGATAGATCAGCTTAAGCGTCTGATCAGAAAGGAGAAGCATGTATAAAGTATCAGAAGAGCAGCGTGCGTCGCTGCTCTATATTTTTGAGCGTCTTACAGTAACAGGACCGGATCAGGCGGCTTTGCTGAGCAATGCGGCCGTGATTGTGCGGAACTTGGAAGAGGAGGAGAAAAAGAGCAATGACGTTAAGTAATTTTGTTGCTTATGTAACGCAGAAGTGGAAGAATAAGCCAGATACGTCGACCCCGCTGTCTGCGGAGCGTCTGACACATCAAGAAGATGGCATCAAGGGTAACAGCGATGCTATACAGGAACTGGCGGCTGCCGTTGTGAGTCAGATTGTCAATGATCCAAATAAGATTGCAAGTATGGCGGCGTTGTACGCGGCAAATCAGAAGATTGGTGATACGTCAAAGCTGCCGGCGGGGACAACGGATGTGGCGAGTGCCATCGCTCAATTGTATAGTAATTTAACAGTACTAAATGCAAAGGAAATACAATTTAAACCGGCTATCAAGCCAGTTTTTACGTCAACAAATAATTTGGCGAGTGGTGCTGAAACAATGTTTACTGTCACATTTGACAAGGCATTTAGTGCCGTTCCAACAATAACGTTTACCTTGCGGACAAATGGTGACCTTTTTTTATCACAGGTGGACAGTATATCTACAACTGGATTTACCGGATATATCAGAAATCCGTTTCCTTCAGCAAAGCCAGTAAGTGATGTCAGTTTATGCTATATTGCAATGTGCTAAAATAATCATTTATAAATGATTTGAATTTTGCAAACGTTACTACTATAAACTTCCCCGTCCCTATTTTCCATTTGTACATAATACATGTTGTTTCCGCTATTTTTAAATACTTTCGCAATTAGATCTGTACTTTCTGGAATAACCGCAATCAACTGTCCGGAAAATTTTAAAAGAATAGCTCCACCTTCAGTTGTTGTTGCTGTCATTTCTGCAATTTTGATCATATTACTATTTCGCAATAGCAAGCCATGTCAATGCAGGTGTCAAATTATTTTCACTGGCATTGGCTAGTCTGATGACGAAACCAGTTTTTGATCTATTGTTAATAAATGCAGTTATCTTACCATAATTCGAATTGGCAGTATCTGATTCGATACTGACGATCACTTTGGGGACTGTATCAAAAGGTGTTTTAAATGTAATTTCTTTATCTACGATTGTTCCTGGCGCACTTTGCACCGTAACATTATTGCATTCAATATTACTATACAATTTAGCCAGCTGGACGGGAAATGCTCTTTTCTTCTACAATAGCGTGGAAGGAGGGCATTTTATGTTAGAGAAAATACTTGAAAATGTGATCAATGAAATGGCACCACATCTGGATCCGGAGCAGCAGGAACATCTGAGCAATGTTTTGTATGTCAATTTCCATAACAAAAAGATTGCGGAAGAGAGCACAGAGCTTGCTGCTACAGGTGTTGATGGTGACGAAGCAAAGATCCGGATGTTCGTTGCGAGCAAGAAAGCTGTGAACCGAAAGACGGATACCTTAAAGCAGTATACAAAGGAAATCTGCAATATGTTGACGTTTCTGGGCAAGCGCCTGGAAGATATCACCGGCATGGACCTGCGGTATTATTACGGAGTTATGCGGGAAAAACGCGGCATTAAGATGTCGACCATGCAGACAAGGTTACATTACTTGTCCAGCTTCTGGGACTTTCTGAATTCTGAGGAGTTGATCCAGAGCAATCCGGTTAAAAAGGTTGGCGCGCTGAAGCTGGAAAAGACTATCAAAAAGCCATTTACAGCAGAAGAATTGGAAGCCCTTCGGGAAAGCTGCCAGGAGCTTCGGAACCGTGCCCTGGTAGAGTTTTTATACTCTACCGGAGTGCGTGTCTCAGAACTTGCGGCACTGAATGTTGCTGACATTGAGATGGGAAAACAGGAGTTGATTGTATATGGAAAGGGCAGCAAAGAACGTAAGACATATCTGACCGACAGCGCAAAGTTTTACCTACGCCGGTACCTGCAGGAGCGCGATGCAAAGGCTGATGAGCCGCTGTTTGTAACTCTGGATGCCCCGCACGACCGATTGAGCGTGGCCGGTATCCAGTATATGCTCCGGCAGTTAGGGCGGCGCGCAGGAGTGACTGGAGTGCATCCGCACCGGTTCCGGCGGACGATTGCGACAGATCTGCTTAATCGCGGCATGCCAATCGAGCAGGTAAAGGAATTTTTAGGACATGAAAAATTGGATACAACCATGATTTACTGCGCTGTGAGGGCTGAGAGCGTGAAGGCGAGCCACCGGAAGTATGCTTAATAGCTGATTGACCTCAAAAAAGCGGGCGGAAACGGTCGTTTTATTAAGGTTACCCTTTTATAAGAAAGCTGATAAGCAGGCAGCTGCTACGTGGCTCAGTTGTATAGTAATTTTTCATCGAAAGTTCCGACCGGTATAATATCACAAACAGAATCCGTAGAGGAATATATTAAAACACTCGACTTTGGATATACCCATATCTTTCGCACGTATTCAGATGCAAACGGTAATCCTGGTCCTGGATCAACATTATACATAGTATATATCATAAACAAATCACGAGATGCCGTTGGATTGGCTATCAGTCATGGAAAAAACGTATATCATTTGCAATTAAACAGTGGTACATTAAGTTTTACGAAGGTATTGTAAAATGGTTCAATTTCTTAGCAACACAATGATTTACCATAATGCAATCCAAAATACTTTCCATTTTCCTTTCCCGTTTCCAATTTGAATTGGTGTCAAAGCGATTGTGAATTCGTTTTCGTTAAACGTTCTGGAATTATCAACTATACATGTACCATAAAAATAAGAATATGTTTGACATGATAAAATTATAGATTTTGGTGATGTATTGTGTGTTTTTGAAAACTTAACAGTAGACATTTTTAACTCTACGTCAGAAACGATGCCAAAATCTACAACGCCATATTCAATATTACTATACAATTTAGCCGCACCATAAAATCGAAAATTCAAGGCTCTTCGGGGTCTTTTATTATACACAAAACCCAAGAAAGGAGATAGAACACTATGGAATCTATCAAAATTGGAACTCGGACTTACGAATTAGTAGCAGACGGCTACCAGCTGCAGCAGGACGGCGGCCGCATCATCTTCCAGCCGGGTGAGAAAACCTTTGAAGAGATTGAGGCTGCAGTATCTGCAGCAACGTCGATCTTGCTTCTGGATGAGACAGGAAAACCGTTGGCGTCCCGCACTGATCTGGTGTATGCCGGTCGCCTGAGCAAGCAGAAAGATTATGTGATCAGAACCGAGAAAGAAGAAACCGGCACTGATGAAGACGGTAATCCGGTATGCACCTACAAGGATGTAACGGGCACCGTGATGATTGCCGAATTCCGGCTTCCAGATCTTCGTGAAAAGTACAAGGCTCTGGAAGCAGAGGTAACCAATACCCAGATGGCGCTGGTGGAACTGTACGAGGGAGGTGAGGCATAATGGTAAGAGTATACGCAGATTTGGTCCGCAAGGGCAGAATCATCCTGGACGATGTACCAGAAAAGATTAGAGCAGAAGTCGAGGCAATCTTAAATGCTTAGGCTGCTGCTTTTTTTAGTGCTTGGGAAGGAGGTGGAGACGATGGCAGTTATCTATGCAACCCTGATCGTAAAGGGTAAGAAAACCTATGCGCAGGTACCGGATAAAATCAAGCCGCAGGTACGGCAGATTTTGATTGATCTGGAATGCGAAGATCTGATTGAGGAGTAGAAGATGGGAA